CGGATTCTCAGCCATGTCAATGACTTACGCTAAGAAAGAAATCTTAAATATGAGTGATGATGAGATTAAACTCGACATACAAAGACAAGCTGTTGAAAAAGCTGGTGGTGAAGAGCTTAAATCATTGGGTGAAACCATTAAACAAACTGGTATATTTAGAGATATCTATAAAATATACAAAATTGACCCTAATAACATGACACTTGGTGGTGCTGGTGGAGATATGAGTGGTGCTGGTGCTGGTGGTAGCATGGGTGGTGATATGGGTGGTGGTGCTGAAACTGCTGGTGGAACTGATTTTACAACCCCGTTAGAAGTTCCAGGAGCTGAGAGCGGTGCTGAAATACCAGGCCCTGAAACAGCAGCTGCGGCCCCAGAAGTGGGTTCTGAGTTACCAGGTACCGAAGAAGAGCCTTTAGCTGAGATAACAAAAAGAAAATTAGATGCTAAAAATAGACTAATCAATGAGTCACTTAAAAAAACAATTGATGAAATTGACGATTTATTAGTATAATTAAAAAATAACCGATATTTATATAAAAATATTAAACAGATGTTTGGACAATTAAAAGAAAGTATTCTTTCAGATTTAGAAAAAACCTACCAAGAAAAAGGTGAAAAAGATTTTAAAAAGTCTTTTTCCAAGTATGTTAAGGTGTTAAAAGAAAATAATGTATTAAGAGAATTTAATGAGGTTTACAACTTATTAAATACAATGAGATTTGAAAACGAGGATATTGCAAAAGAATTCGTTGAGGAATCAATTACACATTTAAAATCTTTTGATTTAACAAAAATTGACGCATTAAAAACTTTAACCGAAAACATTGTTATTGTTAATAATGTTATTAGTGAAAGTATCGACCAACTTGTTTTTAACAAAAAATTATCATTGGTTGATAAAGTTAAACATAAAACAAATTTAGTTAAAAATTTAACAAGAGTTGATGAAAATATTGTTTCAATAAAAGAATCAATAGATAAAATTAACGAAAGTTTGGCTGATAAAATATCAAAATTAAACGAGGAACAAGTTAAGGTTTTGAATTTATTCGCTGAAAATGATGAATCTATTATTAATAACTATTACACAACATTAATCGAAAGCACTCAGAATATGGTTGAAAAAACTATAAATAAAGCTGATGATATTATTGTTGTTAAAAAATTATTAGAAGTTAGATCAAAGTTAAATGAGATGAAAAATCAAAAACCATCTTTAGATGTTATTGATACTGTTCTTGATTTAAAGAAAAGTTTCGAATAAACACACATTCTACAATAAAAAGTAAAGCCAGGGTAGCGAATCCTGGCTTTTTTTGTTCCATAACTGGAACGGTCCTAAAACACCGCTTATAGCGGAATATCTTATTTGGTTTCCTCAACCATAGTGTCAGCTTCAGTTGACGAAGCTTCAGCATTTGATTTAGCTATTGACACTTTATGACCCGTATAGTTTTTATAACCAATTAAAGCGGCTCCAATCATGGTAAAAGCTACCGCTTGATTAATTACGTCCATACTTTTGTCAATAAAAATTCTATCAACCACCCCTAATAGGAATGATAAACAGCCTACCATAACAATGATAAAGCCTGATGTTGATGTTACAGATGTTTTTCCGTCTGGGTTCGATGTCATTTCACCGAAAGACCATTTTTTGATGTCTCCTATATTCATAATATGTGTGTTTGATTATAAATACCTTAAATTTGCTTTAATGACCTTTTTTTCTTATTATTATAACAATAAATAATAAAATATATTAAAATATGAAAAAACAAAATGCAGTGCAAATTTGGGAAAGAAAAGAAACTCTTTACAGACGAGAGATTTCGAGTTAAATACGGTACAATTGATGCCGTTAAGTTAAACGCCATTTATTTAAATTTTGAGTCATGGGTGCAACCCAAGGAAATAGATAATTACGACTCATACATTAGATTAATGCGGAAACAAATTATTGTTAAAATAAAAGATAATATGGATATAACAACATTTAACGAAAATTTTATTGTTGACCTTGATTTAAGAGCTTCAGGTATGTCATCAGATAAAAAAAGTTTTATGTTTATTGAGTTAACGGTATACCCCAAAGAGAAATTAAAATTTAATTCCACTTTAATGTTTAAAAAAATGCAAGAATTGTCTAATCTTATAGTCGAATCCTTAGAACAGAATAAGCTAAATTACTTTTCAAAAAAATCAAATGCTAGATCAAGAAGACTTATATGAGATGTCCGCAGAAGAAGGACAAGAAATGATTAAAGAACACTTCGATAAAATTTACCCATCAATCGAATCGTGGTATACAATAAACAACACTGATTTCTTTTTTAACTTTAAAACGGTTGCTACCGTTGAATCTGGCTTATATAGTATGATATATAACGATGGTAACGGTTTTGGTGTTTCAAAATTAAACTATAAAAGTGATGAATTTTTTCACCTACCATCACTACCACATAATGAAATTATCGATGACCTAATCAAATTCTGGGATAATGTAGATAGGTTTAAAAAATATAACCTAACCCCAAAAAGAGGTATAATTCTACACGGTGAACCAGGTTGTGGTAAAACATCTTTGATTTATCTTTTGGTTGATAAATTAAAAGAATATAATGGTTTATCAATCTATTTTGATAACCCGTTTAATTGGGTTGAATTAGCCAAGCTGGTTAGAAAGGTTGAAAAAACAAGACCTTTACTTTGTATTATTGAGGATATTGATCTTGTTATTGATAAATTCGGTGAAGAAGTGTTCTTAAACTTCTTAGATGGTCTAAATTCAATTGATAATGTTGTTTATGTGGCAACGACAAATAATCTGGAAAAAATCCCAGCTAGGATTAAAGACAGACCATCCAGATTTGACAAGAAATATAAAATAGAAAAACCAACAGCGGAAGACAGGAAAATTTATTTTACTGGGATATTAGATGAAGAGGATAAAAAACTATATGACATTGATAAATTGGTTAAAGATACTAATGGTTATACCATGGCCCATCTTAAAGAATCGTTTATCTCATTATATATTCTTAAAAACCCATATGATGAAACCATTAAGCGATTAAAAAACAAAAAAATTGCTGACGAACGAATCGGATTTGATATTTCTGGGGATTAAGGCGACACTTAACTTGTTTTCATTATATTTATGTAATATAATCTATTAAAATGGGTATAAAAATATTAAAAGAAAACGAAGAAGGTTTTGGTATCTTAATTGAAGGTGATGCTGGTTCAGTATCTGAGATATTACAAGGACAAATTATAAATGAGGAAATAAGCAAAGGTCCTATTGATTTATCTGGTCCTATATACTATTATGCCACATTACAAAAATATGGTGTTGAAAACAGAAATGGTAGAGTATACCCAGAAGATATCTTAAGAAGAGAAGTTGAAAACTATAGAGAAGTTATTGCTCGTAACTCTAGTTTCCATGAATTGGATCACCCACAAGAATCAGTTATATCACTTAAAGGTGGTTCACCTCACAGAATAGTAGATATGTTCTGGAAAGATAACGTTCTTATAGGTAAATTGGAGATATTAGTATCTGAAGGTTTTAGAAGAGGTGGGATCATATCTTGTAACGGTGATTTAGTTGCTCATTACTTAAGTTATGGTATGACATTGGGTATCTCATCAAGAGGTGTTGGTAGTCTTAAAAAGATTAACGGTAAAAATGTTGTACAAGGTGACTTTGAATTAATATGTTGGGATATTGTCTCATCACCATCGACACCTGGTTCTTACTTATATAAAGACCCACAAGATTTTAGAAAATATGATGAGGTTTTAGCTGAACCAAAGGAAATTGAGGAGAGTGCAGCGCCTGAAGAGGATAATTTTTTAGCCAATCTTAACAAATTTTTAAAGTTTTAAGTTGTCTTTTCAAAAAATTTTTATTACTATTATAACAATTAAAAAATATTTTTTATGAAAACTTACTATTGGTACACAGTTACAATTCAATTTGTCGTTGAAGACGAGCAAACAGGGAAAATTAAAAAGATTAAAGAAAATTACCTAACCAAAGCAATCTCTGTTACTGACGCAGAAGCCTCTGTAATCAAGGATCTTGAGGGTACAATGGGTGATTTTAGAATCTTAAAAATTGATGAATCTAAAATTGTTAGAGTCATTCTTCCACAAGGAGTTGATATCAACGCTGAATAAAAACTAAGAAAAAAACACTTTAAAAACCATCCATATCGGGTGGTTTTTTTTGTTTAACCCCAATGTAATATGAGATAATAAGAATATTTTTTTATTTTTTTTGTTCTTTTGATGTTTTCATAGTATTTATTACTAAGATAATATATCATAATAATTTTATAATAAATTAAAACATGAGCAAGACAAATATTTTAGCAGAAACTCTAGCTGAAATTCAAGAACTAAGAGAAGCCGTTTCTAAAAACGCTAATCATGCTTTGAAAAGCACTCTTAAAGAAGAATTAGAAGAAATTGTCAAAAACAACCTAGAGGAAGTTAATGACGAAGAGTTAACAGATGACATGCCTGGTGATGAACTACCAGGTGATCAAACAGCAAATAATGATGACGGTATGGGTAACATGCCTACTGAACCAGAAGAAGGTGAAGAGGTTGTTGACTTAACTGGCGAATCAGATAAGGATGTTATTACACATTTCAACCTTATGGATCCTGCTGATGAGATCGAAATCGTACAAACCCCAGAAGGTGGTGTACAAATCAACATTACAGCCTCTAAAGGTGAAGACAAAGAATCTGAAGAAGGTTCTGAGGAAACACCAGTAGCTACTGATATTGATGAGTACAACGATAAACCAATGGAAGGTATGGTCGATGAAATGATTGACTTAGAAGAAGAGCCAGTGTATGAGATTGAAATCTCAGAAGAGGATCTTAACGAAGTTGCCAAGGAAGCTACAGCGCACATGACTACTAAAGGTGGATCAGTTCCAACAGGTGAAAAGAAACTTGAGGAACCATCTAAAGAAAGTGGTATGATTAAAAATGCAGCTACGAAAGATATCAACGAAAGTACACAAAATAAGGCTGGAAACAAAAACAAAGAAAAAGAGTTACATGAAAGCTTGGTAGTTATGAGAAAAAAATACCAAGAAACAGTGGCTGAAAATAATAAAAAGACTCAAGAGTTAGATAGCTTTAAAACTTTAGCGGAAGAATTTAAAGGTTCTGAAACTGAATATAAATCAGCTATTAAAAATCTTAAGTCTCAGTTACAAGAAGTTGCCTTGTTTTCATCAAACTTAACTTATGCAATCAAATTGATTACTGAAAACTCTACAACTAAGGATGAAAAATTAAATATCCTTAAGAGATTCGATTCAGCTAAAAACTTAAACGAATCAAGAGAAATCTTTAACAGTTTGCAAGATCAGTTAGTTTCTGTTAAATCAGCAACAAAACAAGTGATTGAAGACAAAATTATGGAAACTCCAAAAGCTAGTGGTTCTTCAAAATTAAATGAATCAACTGCTTATCAGAATCCACAATTATCTAGAATGTTGGATATCATCGGAAAAATTAAATAATAAAATTAAAAACAAACTAAAAAAATACTAAAATGGGAGCATTATTAGAATCAGGAAAAGTTGGTAACGTTGGCTTAAATCATTTAAAAGCTGTACGTACTGACGTAATTAACAGATGGGACAGCTTAGGACTATTAGAAGGTCTTGCTGGTCACAGAAAAGAGAATATCGCACAATTATTTGAAAACCAAGCATCACACATGCTTAATGAATCAGTTGCTTTAGGTAACGAAGGTTCTTTCGAAACTGTGGTATTCCCAATCGTGAGAAGAGTATTCTCAAAATTATTAGCTAACGAAATCGTTTCGGTTCAAGCATTAAACTTACCTATTGGTAAATTATTCTACTTCATTCCGAAGTTAGAAAACTCAGCATTTAACTCTGCTAACGCTGGTATTAACCCAGCTGGTACATCAGTAAGTGCTAACCTTTATGACTCTTTCTACGGAGAGAACGGTCTTTATGACAACTCTAAAGGTGCTGCGACTACTTTAACTGGCGTTAAAACTGTAGCAAATTTGTATCAATTCGATTCAGCTTCTGCTAGTGGTTATGCTACATTAGCTGGTACTTCAGTTCCAGTAAGTACAACTTCAATCATTGAGGTTGATTTCGCTGCAAGTATCACTAACTGGGATAACGCTGAAGAAGTTATGTCAACATTAAACGTTACATCTGTAACTAATGATGCTGACTTTGATTTCTATTTACCAGCTCAAAAATATGGTAAATCAATCATGAACTCAAGTGGTGTTATCTACATCGCAGTTGTTAACAACAGTGCATCAGTAGCATTACCTTTGACTGGTTTAACTGTAACAGCTAAAGAATACGAATCTTTAGAGTACAATGACACAATGGGTGAAGTAAGCTTCGAACTTCAATCAGTAACAGTTTCTGTTATCGAAAGAAAGTTAAGAGCTCAGTGGT